CGAGCATTACTGATAACGGCACGGGTAACTACACGGTGAACTTTACAACAGCGTTGCCTGACACAAGCTATTCTCCTCAAGTACGTGCCGCACTTATAAACTACAACATTGCTCAAGCAGGAAATTCAGCACAATCTGTTTTAACTACTTCTTATAACCCTGGTACTTTTTACATAAACGGAAGTAACTCAACATATAGTTTTTCTGCTGGTGACCCAACCGATGTGTACATTTCCATCTTCCGCTAACTAGGAGTAACCATGAACCAACAATTGCATGAACTGTTCTCTTACGCCAACGGCAAGTTGTTGTGGCGCGTAAACCGTGGACGCGCTCGCGCTGGTGACGAAGCTGGCTCAATCATTCCAAATGGCAGACTGTATGTAGGTGTTGATGGTAAGAAACACCTTGTTCATCGGGTGATTTGGTTTTTGCACCACGGCGAATGTCCGCAATTTCTTGACCACATTGATGGCAACCCGCTGAACAATCGTATTGAAAATTTGCGCCCTGCGACAAAAGCGCAAAACGCCATGAACCGTAAGATTCGTTCTGATAATGTCACAGGCATGAAGGGCGTGTATCCACACGGGAAAAAATTTGCAGCATCCATTTGCATTGAAGGTAAGAATAACTACCTCGGTGTCTTTGAAACCCCAGAACTTGCCCAAGCCGCTTACATGGCGGTGGCAAAACAAACATTTAAGGAGTTTGCTCGTGTCTAATTTTCGCGTGATTTACCCAACAGACGATGGCGTAGCAGTCATTGTTCCAGCCGCTGAGTGCGGTTTAACTATTGAGGAAATTGCCGCAAAGGATGTTCCTGAAGGCAAGCCCTACAAGATTGTGGATGTGGCTGACATTCCATCAGACCGCACATTCAGATCAGCATGGGAGTACACAGCATGATTACCATCAACATCGACAAAGCAAAAACCATTGCCCATGACAAGCGCAGAGAAGCACGATCTGCTGAGTTTGCGCCACTAGACATTAAAGCAACTATTCCCTCTGAAGCAACAGCGGCAGAAGCGGCAAGGCAAGCTGTGCGTGACAAGTATGCCACTATGCAGACTGCTATTGATGCGGCAACAACTGCTGACGCAATCAAAGCGGCTATGCCAAAAGCGGATATGCCATGACAACATTTCTTTGGAAAATTTTAGAAGTCTCTGCTGCTGATGACGTAATCACCCACGCCAAATATCATGTGACCGCAGAAACTGACACAGGCGAAAAAGTGGAAACTGAGGGCAATTGGTGGTTTAGCGACAAAATCCTGAAGAAGCCCTTTAGCGAAGTGACCGAAACTGATGTGGCATCATGGATTGAAAATGAGACTACCCAAAACGGAATAAACCTTATAAAATCACGATTAGAGGAACAACTAGCGTCCCTGCAAGGGAATGGAGTTGTTGTTGCCCCTTGGTTACCACAGAAATTTGTGCCAAAGGTGTAATAAATGACGACTCCTTACGACATTATCAGCAGGGCGCTTAAAGATATTGGTGCATTGGCGGCTGGTGAATCGCCATCAGCGGATGATGCCCAAGACGCATTTGATCTGTTGAACGATATGTGCGCCCAGTGGTCAAATGAAAACATGATGGTTTTCTACAAGACCGAAATCATTTTTCAGACTGTTCAAAATACCGTGCAATACACCCTTGGCCCGTCTGGGTCGGTGGGGGCATCCTTTACAGGTTCAATTGCAGGCACAACTTTGACCGTTCCTGTGGATGGCGTAATTTCTGGCGCTATCACAATGGGCATGACCATTACTGGCACAGGCATCGCAGCAGGCACAACGATTGTGGGCTTTGGCACTGGCGCTGGTGGTAACGTCAATGAGGGCGGCACATACACTGTCAGCATTTCCCAGACCGTGGCAAGCACCACAATCACTGCCTACTATGAACGCCCTTTGACCATTGAATCAGCGTTTGTGCGGGTTGCTACGCAGCAAGGCGGCTCAAACATAGCTGGTGGGTATTTGGATTACCCTGTGGCAATTCTGAGTTTGGAAGAATATCAATCCTTGGGCATCAAGCAATTAAACGGCCCGTGGGCAAAGATGATTTACTACCAACCCAGCGAAAATCTGGGAACGTTGTATGTCTTCCCTAACCCATCATCTGGTGAACTTCACTTGTTTGCCAGCACGATTTTCCGCACATTTGGTTCGCTGTACGACACAATCGCGCTGCCACAAGGCTACAACATGGCGCTGCGGTGGTGCTTGGCTGAACGCATGATGCCTATGTATGGCAAGGCTTCTACTGCCCAAATCACAATGATTAACGCCTTTGCTGGTCAAGCAAAAGCTACGATTAAGCGCACCAATATGCGCCCAGCACAAGTGTCGCGCTATCCTGATGCTTTGATGGTTGGACGGGCTAAAGACGCTGGCTTTATCATGGACGGGGGCTTTAGATAATGGCAGACTTTGGCTTTGTTGGCCCATCTTACGAAGCGCCTAGTATTTACCAAGATGCCCAAGAGTGCATCAACTTTGTGCCTGAGATTGACCCGCTGAAACAGCAGGGTGAACGCGGGGTGGTGGCGCTTTACCCAACGCCGGGGCTGACTGCGTTAGTCTTGTTTGAAAATCAAGAGGAAATCAGGGGAATGCGTACCCTGTCAGGCGGCGACATTTTGGTGGCAGTCTGTGGCCCGTATGTCTATGCTTTGACTTCCACCTACACCACAACAATGGTGGGTCAATTAAACACTTCTACGGGTATTGTTGGCATTACTGACAACGGCGTGAATGTGTACATTGTTGACGGTCAGAATCGCTACACATGGCGCATTTCTAGCCCATCTGCTGCGGTTTTTACTGGCTCAATCAGTGGAACAACCTTGACGGTCACCGCAATCACCAATGGAACAATTGCCATCAATCAGGCGCTGTTTGGCGTAAACGTAACCCAAGCCACCGTCATTACTGCCTTGGGTACTGGAACTGGCGGTATTGGTACTTACACTATCAACCAAAGTCAATCAGTAGCATCCACACAAATGAACAGCGCTACAGTGGGTGCGGTTGTTACTGGGGCAATAGCAGGGACAACCCTAACAGTGTCTGCGGTAACTAGCGGAACTTTGGTTGTTGGGCAGACCATCCAAGGGTCAACAGTTACCGCACAAACCATCATCACAGCGCTTGGAACAGGCACAGGGGGCGTTGGAACATACACGGTCAATAATTCCCAAACAGTCACTTCTAGGACGCTGTATGGCCTAAATTGGTCGGTGTTGCCAAGCACTGATGGCGCATTCACCAGCGCCACTTCTGTTGACATTGTGGACAACTATTTTGTGTATAACCGCCCTGATACTCAGCAGTTTGGTGCATCTGCGGCTTTGTCGCCTATTTCGCCAGCGTTGAGTTTTGCTAGCAAAGACGGTGCGCCTGATGACTTAGTTTCATTAATTGTTGACCACCGTGAAGTTTATTTGTTGGGTGAGGTTTCTAGTGAGGTGTGGATTGATGCGGGGACAAGCCCTTTCCCGTTTCAAAGAATCCCCGGCACATCAACTCAGCACGGCATTGCAGCCGCATTTAGCGTAGCGCGGCTTGGCAATTCCTTTGCATATTTAAGCCGAAACATTAGGGGTCAAGCCCAAATTGTGCAAATGAATGGCTATGTACCCACAAGGATTTCCACCCACGCAGTTGAAAACTCTTTGACAAACCAAGTGATTAGTGATGCTGTTGGCTGGACTTACCAATTAGAGGGCCACGAAGTTTACGTTATCAGCTTCCCATCAATTAACCTGACTTGGGCTTATGACGTAGCTTCAGGAATGTGGCACAAGTGGTTGTATACAAACAACTTAGGTCAATATGAACGTGCGCGGGGTAATTGCTGCGCGGAATTTCAAGGTTTGGTAATGGTTGGGGATTACGCCAACGGCAAGATTTACAAACTTGACAAGCTGAATTACACAGATGATGGTCAGCACGTTAGGCGTTTGCGCCGCGCACCGCATTTGGTGGCAGACTTTCAGCGGGAATACTTTGATGAATTGCAGATTCAATTCCAGCCCGGTGTTGGTCTTTCCACAGGACAAGGGGAAAACCCTCAAGCCATGTTGCGGTGGTCAGACAACGGCGGTTCTACTTGGTCAAACGAACATTGGACTACCATTGGCCTGATTGGTAAATATGCAAACCGTGCTATCTGGCGGCGGTTGGGTACAGCGCGGGATCGTGTGTTTGAAGTTTCAATTTCTGACCCTGTAAAAGCGGTCATTATTTCTGCAAACTTGAAATCTAGCGTAGGGGAAAACTGATGTTGCCAACACCACAAAGCCAGCCATATCCTCAATCAGAGTTTTTGGATGGGCAAACCAAAAGGCCGACACGGGCATGGCAACAGTTTTTCATTAACTTGTTGAACTTTACTAGTGCCAGCACAGCGACTGCGGGATCAGCAACATTGCCTGCTAACCCTGTGGGGTTCATCAACGTGACCGTCAATGGTGTGGCGTATAAAGTGCCATATTACAACCAATGAACGACCTGATTTTAAATAATGTGCCAAGCCGTGAGCAGATCGAAAGACTGCAAATGGAAATGTCGCAGATGCCAAGAGCAGATTTGCAATTGGCGGCTGATGCCATGCAGACAGAACATTATTTCCATGCCGGAATGTATGCAAGAAAGTTAACCCGACCAGCAGGCACATTGATTGTTGGCAAGGTACACAAGAAAGATCACTTCTTTTTGTGCGCCAAAGGTGAAATAATTGCATGGACAGAGGGCGGCATGAAGCACCTGTACGCTGGAGACATTGTGCAGAGCAGACCCGGCACAAAGCGGGTGACGCTATCAGTGACTGATGCAATTGGGATAACGTTTCACAACAGTGCGGAAACCGACTTGGACAAATTGGAAAAAGAATTGATTGAACCAGATGAATTCGCGTTGTTTGATTCTTCTAATAAATTGAAAACGCTGGAAATTAAAGGGGAATAATATGACTTGGACAACAGTAGCATTAATAGGTGCTGGTGGCAGTCTTCTTGGCGGCTATCTTGGTGGGAGAGGGGCAGAAAAAGCTGCTCAAACGCAAGCTGCTGCCGCCCGTGAAGCTATTGCCCAACAACAAAGAATGTTCGATATTCAAAACGAACAGCAACGCCCTTACAGAGAGGCTGGTTACAGTGCATTAAGCGACATTGCTGGCATGAAACCTTATCTGACCCAGAAATTTGGGCAAGAGGAATTTCAAGCAGGCATTGACCCCAGCTACAACTTCAGACTTCAACAAGGCAATTTAGCAACCACAAATGTTCTAAATCGAGCTGGTGGGTTGGTTGGCGGTAATGCTTTGCAAGGTTTGACAGATTACGGGCAAGGCGCTGCAAGTACAGAGTTTCAGAATGCTTTTAATCGTTTTCAAACGCAAAGAGGCAATATTTACAACACATTGGCAGGCATTGCTGGAATTGGTCAAACCGCACAAAAGCAGACTTCAGACCTTGCACAAAATGTAAGCGGCAACATTGGTCAAGCTACGATTGGAATTGGTAACGCAATGGCAGGCGGTCAGATTGGTGCTGCAAATGCTTATTCAAACGCTATTCAAGGTGCTGGCAATTCATACATGATGGCAAATATGTTGCGCCCACAAGGTAGCGCACCCACAAATTACGGTATTACGCCAACAAATTATGGAATTGGGCAAAACAACCCAGACATGGGCGGGGCGCAAGGTTTAAGATTTAGCCCATCATAAGGATAAAAAATGGCAGATTTTTCAGTTACCCCTATTGCTCAAACTTTAAAAACACCTACGCCCATGTCGTTGGGTGAAATGCTTAACTTTGCCAGTGGCGTACAACAATATAAACAAGCGCAACAAATGAACCCTTTGGCGGTTCAGCAACAGCAGCAACAATTGCAGACACAGCAACAACAATTGCGAACACTGCAACAAACTTATGAGCAAGCGCAACAGATGAATCCTGAGTTGTTGCAACAAGCACAGCAAACAACAACTTCAGGAGGAATTGCTTTAGAAGTTGAAAAACAAAAAGAACTTGAACGCAAGAATATGCAAACGTTCTTTGCTGACCCAAATAATTTTCAAACCAATGGTCGAATTGATATAGATAAGATTAATTCTGCTGTGCCAAAGATTGCGCCTTTAACTGGTTCAGAAAGCATCAACAAATACACCACACTAGCACAAGCGCAAACAGAAGCTATCAAAGCCAAACAAGGATTAACCAAAGATCAACAAGCAAGGATTGGTCAAAGACTTGGTGTTTATGCAAGATTAGGCATTCAAGACAAAAAACTATACATGAATGAAATGGAATTGATGAAAAAGGAAGACCCAGACAATGTTGATTTTCATCGACTGCTTGATGCCTACTTGATCACATGGACTGAAGGAATGGAATCTGGCCCTGATTTGCCCGCAAAAGTAATGGCAGGCGTAGCAACTTTAATGACTCCAGCAGAACAACAAGAAAAGTTTGCGCCTCAAGTTTCTATAGATGAAAAAGGTCGAGTGTTAACAACAACTCCAAGCATTATTGGCGGCAAACCGACTGTTGAAGTTAGCATTCCTGCGGGTTTGCAACCCCAAACAACACAAGGCGCAAATGTACCGGGCGCGGCTGCCCCAGCTGGTTCTGAAGTTGCCCCCGGAATGCGTTTACCTTACCCTGTAAGACGGTCAGACGTCCCCTATACAGAAATGCCAACTGAAAACAAAGATTCAGCATCTGGTTATACATTTAGAGATAATTTGGTCAATGCTCAAAGTAACTTAGCCACAAAACGCCGCAATGTTGAAGAAGTAATTAACCAAGCTAATAAAATCAGTGAATCGTTGGTTGTGCCTAATTTCTTGGCTCAGTTTGGGTTTCCAAAAGGTGGCACACCAGAAAAAATGGAACGTGCTGTTCGTCAGTTTTTTGGAAGCGAACAATACGATTTGCTTGCCAAAGACTTGGCAAAAATGGCAATTGACAATTCCCAAGCAATGGGAAATGTTGGTGGAACTGTTGCTGGATTAGATATGGCATCGGTTGCAAACGGCACAATTAAAGTTACACCTGATGTGTTGGTAAAAATTGCCCGTAGGGTGCAAGCTGATCAAACAAACATTGATATGCAAGCAAGTGCCGCACAGCAATTTGGTTCAAGATTTGGCGACAACAACATGAAAGCATTTCAGCAAGCATGGAATGCAAATTCAAAAGATACCAAAATTTTTGAAGCCATAAATATTTTGGAAACAGAATCTGACCCTAAAAAGATGGAAAACAAATTTAAAGAATTATTTCCATCTGAGAAAAAACGCAAAACAATTCTCAAGCAATACAAAAACTTAAAAAGCATGGCGGCCACAGGTTTGCCAGTAGAACCACTTGGCCCAGAGGATTTTTAAATGGATGCCTTAGAAAAATTCCTTGGAGGCAATCAAGCTGTTGCTGAACCGCCTAAAAAACCGAGTGGTCAAGTTCTATCAGATGCACAAGCCAAGCGCGAACAAATTGCATTGGCAATGATTAAAGAGGAATTGCGGAAAAACCAAGAAAGGGCAGCAAAAGGCGATAAAGAAGCAGAAATAAATGTTGCTGCATTAAAACGTGAAATTGCCCGTTTTGAAAAAAAATCACCAGCGGTAGCAAAAGCCGCCCCTGCCGCCCCTGTTGCCCAAGCTACCACATCTGATCCGCTAGAGGCGTTCTTGTCTGGTAAGCCTGCGCCCGCAGCACAACCAGTAGCGCAACCAGCGGCGCAGTCAACAACACAACCAGCGGCAGTTTCTGGGTCTAATCGTTATCAAGGTTACTCTGCTGCTGAAGAACAAAAAGCTGGCAAGGTCAAACAAAAAGTGCCAATGGTGCGGCAGATTCTGACCAATGCTTTGACAATGGCAACGCCAATGGTGCAACCTAAATCACCTGATTTGGCACAAAGAATTGCTGGCGCTGTTGATACTATTTATGAGGTTTTGCCTGCTACTTATGGTGCGGTGCAACAAGCTATTGTGCGCCCATTCACTACGCCTGCAAAAGCTGAAGAATTAGGCAAACAAGCTGGTCAATTTATGTTTCCAAGCCAACCTTTAGGTAAGGTTTTTGGTATCACAGGCAAAGAATCCTATCAGCAACCATTGGGTGGTGTGACTGAGCCTATTGCTGAACAAATTAACAAAATGTTTAATGCAATGGGCATGACCCCAGAGCAAATTTCAGAAACATTAAAGTCAAAATTTAATGTGACTTTACCGCCAGAAGACATAAGAAACATGGTGGTCATTGGATCAACAGCCATACCGCAAGCACTTAAAGAAGTCAAAAGCGCCACGCAACCTTTGCGTGAAATAGCAAAAGATTTGGAAATTGTGCGTTCTGATACTAATTTAAACAAGCCTGCTAAAAGTGGCGGTTTAACATCAGAACAATTGCAAGCGCAATTCGAAGCTAGGGGCGGCAATTTAAAACAAAATGCCGAGCAGTTGAATCAAAACTATGAACAACAACGGGCAAGCACAACTGAAGCTCAGTCGGTTCAACAACCAATTTTAGACACAAATGGGCAAGTGATTGGACAAGCTGACCTTGGTACAGCAAAACCAACCCGCCCAAATTCTGAATTTAAGCCTGTTGAATATGCTGAAAATGGTCTGCCATTGGATGAACAATTTGCAAGAGCAAAAGCTATGCAGCGGGTATTAGGCGAAGACCATGCGGCTGATTTGGCGGCATTAGAGGGTAAGGGTAAAGAACGCGCAACAAATTATCAAACTTCTAAATCTGATACGCCATTGGGTAATTTTCTTGCTGAAAAGTTTAAAGATGAACAAAGGCGGCTGCAAATATTTGCTGATCAACAAGCGCAAAAAACAGGCGGTATTGTTGGATTGGATGAAAGCGCTAAGTACAAACGTGGCGAGGCAATTCTTGATCCACTGAAAAAATTAGAAGATTACTTTAACAAAGAAACCAAAAAAATATATGCAGAAAGAGATGCACAAGCTGCAACTATTCCTGTTGAATCAAACAACATATTAAAAGTTTTAAATGATGATTCTTTGACTTTGGCAAACACCGAAACCATTGGTTTGACAAACATTGCAAAAGCAAGAATGCGTCAATTGAATATGATCGATAAAGATGGCAATTTGTTGCCTACTGATGCAAAAACCGCTGAAAATTTTAGACAATTTTTAAATGAAAATTACGATAGAAAAAACGCAAATTTACACCGTGCTTTAAAGTCAGCAGTAGATGAAGATGTTTTGGCAAACTTAGATACGAATTCGCCAATTTATAAAGATGCCAGAAGTTTGGTTGAATTGCGTAAAAACACATTGGACAATCCAAAAGGCATATCTGCAATTTTGGATGAAAGTGGGCCAAACAACATAAACCGCAAAGTTGACAAAGAAAAGATTTCTCAAAACATTGCAAATATGTCTGTTGAGCAATTTACCCATGTGATTGATACGTTGAAAAATATGCCGCCAGAATTGCGTGTTGCTGGCAATCAAGCCTTGGCAAATATCAAGTCACAATTTGCAAGCAACATAGCTGGATTGGCAGATAAGCCAAAACAGTTGACCAAGTTTATGAATGACAATCGTGAAGTTATGCCGCGATTGTTCAATGCCGAAGAAATGAACAATTTTAGAGATTTGCATAATGTGGCGCATATCTTAAAAACAGACACGGGTTATCCCGGCGCTGCTGTTCAAAAAATAAACATAGAACAAAAACTGACTGGAAAAATTGGGCAGCAAATTTTGCAAAAAGGCGGTGCTGCTGCTGCTGAAGTTGCCACAGGCGGTTCTGGTTTTGGATTACCCGCGCTTGCTGCCCATGAATATATTGGTGCAAAATTAGAAAAAGGCAAACTAAAGAAAATTGAAAAAGCTGAAGCTGAAGCATTTAAAAACGCACAATCGCGTTTTGTACCAATCAAAGACTTGATAAACAAATAAGGACGCATCATGGCAGTTAATCTTTCGCCTATTGGCAACGGGCAACAATTCTTTGACAACACAGGGTTGCCATTGAATGGTGGCTTGATCTACACCTACCAAGCTGGTTCAACCACGCCCTTGGCAACTTACACAGATGTGAATGGCACAATTGCAAATTCAAATCCTATTGTGTTGGATTCGTCTGGTCGCCTGCCATCTGAGGTGTGGCTGACCTATGGTTTCTTTTACAAATTTGTTGTCAAAACATCTGCTGCGGTAACCCTTGGCACATACGACAACATATATGGAATTATTGGCGTTCTAAACACCAGCACAGGTACAACCATTCCCACGGGCATGATTTCATTGTGGTATGGGTCAATTGGCAGCGTTCCATTGGGCTGGTACTTGTGTGATGGCACAAACGGCACACCAGACTTGCGAGACAAGTTTGTGGTGGGCGCTGGTTCAACTTATTCTGTAGCAGCTACTGGTGGTTCAACTGATGCAATTGTGGTTAGTCACAACCACACGGCGACTTCAGTGGTCACAGACCCCGGTCACTTACATACAGAAACCACATACAACCAACCCGGAATTGGTAATGCTGGTGGTGGTGGTGCAAGGGTTAGTGCTTTAACCACAAACACTGGAAGCGCGGTTACAGGCATCACAGTTGCCACAACAAACGTAGCCGCTGGCGTTTCTGGCACAAATGCAAATCTGCCCCCTTACTACGCACTTGCGTATGTAATGAAAGCCTAAGATGGAAATTGACTTAGTTAAATACGGGGTGCTTTGGCAAAAGGTTCAGGACTATGAACGCCGATTCGACCAGATGGAAACCAAGATTGACAAAATGGAATCTTCCATTGAAAAGCTAGTAGCACTGGCAAATCAAGGGCGTGG